AACGTTGTGTTTTCTTTTTAGATGCCTCTTTTTTCTTAGTTATATAATCTAATCCAGTTTTTAAACGTTTTTTAACAGCAGGATCCTTTGCTCTACCATATGCTGCTCTTACTCTTTGATGTATTAAGTTAATAATCTGAGATTGTCTACCGTGTGATTTAGCTTTAAATGAAGTTTTATTTAATGTATCTACTATATCTTGTCTAGTAGAAAATTTAATACCTATTGTATCTTTAGGATCCTCATCAGTGTATAATCTACGTTTTGATCCTTCAGGTTTTTTACCTGTGCCTTTTTTAGGGTCTTTTTTCTTTTTTCTACCTTCTGTAACTTTATTAGAAATCATTTGATATATTTCTTCTGCTTCTTCGTCTTTTAATTCATCAGGTAAAAAACTTCTTAACTTTTCAGAACTTATCTTACCTGCATTTCTAGCAGCTGTACCTGATACCCCACCTTGGGTTACAATAGTACGTAAATTTAAATTAGGATACTTGTCTAGTGATTTAGTTCTTTTTGATATATCTGAAAAATCATCTTCATTTCCTTCTCTAGCTCCTAAAATAAATAAAACTTCTTTATCGGGGTTATTTTTAGCATAATCATAAGTTGCCTTGATAGGAGGAGTACTGCTATATTGAATATTAACATTAGCCGATATTGGAAGGTATTGTTTGTATATATCCCAAATTTGGATTGATTCTTCAGGTGTTACACCATCTCTTTCTTTACCTCCTATGTTAATAATAAATTCATCAATATTAGGGTTTTCTTTAATAGCTTGTTTTACTACTTCAAAATGTCCTTTAGTTGGCGGTTTAAAACCACCACCATATACTGCTACTACTTTTTCTTCTTCTTCAGGTAGTAACCCCTCTATTAAGTAACTTGCTAAATTCATTAAGATAAAAATTGTTTTAATCGCATTTGTGCCTCTTCTTTAGACATAGTGTATTCAATTACATCATATATAAAATCATCGCTTAACATAGCTTGAATTTCTTCTTTGTCTTGAGCTTTACGTTCATCAGATTTCTTTTGTTGAGCTGGTGTTTTTGGTATAGTACCTTGGGGAGTAAATGGTTTAAGATATTTATCTATAATTTTATCTATATCTTGCATTTTATTATCTAATGTGTTAGCTACTGCTACAAAATTATTACCAAATAATTCAGCATATTTAGGTAAATTATTTGTTACTCCTTTCCAAGTATTCATTACAATTGCAGGTGCTAAGCTTCTATCCTTACCTCCCGATTTTGTATATCTGTCTTGGTTTTGGCTTAATGAACGTTCTAAATCAGTATACACGTATAGCATAAACACATTATATCCCGCTTCATCTAACGTATTTTTCAGTTTAACTGTGGTATTATATGATGCAGCTGTACCATCTAATATAAAGGATTCTTTACCTTCGATTGTATCTTGTACTATACCTTTAAATTCTTTATTTGAAGCAGCCATTGATTTAGCTTGTATGCTTCTTTCTTCGGGTGTTGCGTTTTTTAAATCTAATGATACATTAGCTTGTTTTAATTTTTCAACATAGATATCATCTACATTTAACACTTTTATACCTCCTAAGTCTAAACCACGTAAAATATATCCTTTACCAGCACCCGGAGCACCAGCTAAAATTATAGCTTTCGGTCCACCTACTTGCTCTAGTAATAAATCATATAATTTAATCATATATCATAAATATACGAAAAATATCCTGGGTAGCCTAATTTTTACGCGGTTCTCTTTACCGTAGTTTTAAATGAAGTAGTTGAAGGTTTATGTTTTGGGTTTTCAAGATCAAATAAACGTTTTACTGATTTATAAATGTCTATATTTTCTTCTTGTGATCTTGGTGACTCATGCAATTCCCAATTTTTACCTTTTAAACGTTTGCCCATTTTATCTTGACCTCTAGATTTAGATTTTAACCATAGTACACCAACACGTGCTGCTTCTTTACCATAGCATTCTTTATAACATTGAGCATATGCCGCACCTTGTAAATCATATGTAGTTTGTAAATGGTTTGATGTTTTAAAATCAATAACCCATAGTTCACCATCAATTTCACAAATACAATCACAAGTACCAGCTACTTTAAGTTCTTCACTAAATAAATGTACTTCTGTTTCAATTAATGTTGGTTTATATGTTTCCCAAAAATCAACAAAACGTAGAAACATTTGCCATACTTTAGGATCCATTTTAGGATAACCTTCTTTATTAAGATATGTTAATTCTTTACCTTCGAAATATTTTTCAATCATTTCATGCACCTTAGTACCTTCTTCAGCCGCCTTTTTAACAATCCAATCTGCACTATGGCCTACTTTTTTAAGCCAATCCTGAAAATGCTTACCTTTTGGGTAAGAATTTAAAACATAAGTAATAGATGGATAATATTCACCATTACGTCTGTAGTACCTTGAATCAGGTAAAGTAATTTGTTTGTGATCGTCAGAGATCTCTAGTATTCTATTGTATGATTTTTTGATCATATAGATAATTTGTGTTCCATTAAATTATAATAGGTTAATGGGACTGTTTTTTGTATAAGTTTTGTGAAATTTTCGAAACCCATCTCACTCGGATCCTTATCTTGTAAATCTACAAGATAGACTTCTTTACCTTCTGCCATTAATTGCTCGCAGAATTTTAAAGCTTGTTTAATTGCATCCCTATCTAATGCAATATAAATTTTATCTACTACAGAAGTAACTATTTTTTTCATTAAACTACTCTGTATGTTTTTCCCTAATAGAGGGATTGCGTTTCTTTTTATAGCAATAGCATCAAACAACCCTTCACATAAAATAACTGGTACATTCCAGTTTATTAAATGTTCATTGGGTATTACATCTCTACTTGCTGATGGGTTTCTGTATTTAACATATGGTTCTTTTTCAAATGAACGAGCAGTAAAATAATTTAATCTACCGTCTGCATCATATGTTGGTATTATAATCATGTTTTTATATAAACCTTCTTTACAGTAACCTATGTTATATTTAATAATATCGTATTTACCCACATGCCTATTTTTTAGGTACGCAGTAGCGTGTCTAGCCATTATATCGCTTAAGTCAACGTTATCTAGGCCAATAAATTCATTGGGTAATACAATACTAGACACAACTTGTGTGTCTTTTATTGATTTAGAAGTTTTAACAAGTGATTTAAGTTCTGTAAATTTACTTATATCAGTTTTAAGTTGTTTAAATAAAGAATATATAGTAGTACCCCTAACATCACATGCCCAACAATGCCAAGGATTTTTACCTTCATGATTTTCAGTTAAATTAACTTCTAATTTAGGTTTATGATGATTACAAAAAGGACAGTGGTAAGCATAGTTGTTTCGAGCAGTTGCTTTGCCCGAACCTAACACAGAGTTCACTAACGTAACCAATAATTGATTTACCATATGTGGTAATATATGAAACTATTTTCGTTCTTTCACGAGATCTTCAAATTCAATGTCTATTAAGTCTTTTGTAAAGAATTTACCTAAAATATTATCATTAAAAAACTCATCTGGTTTTTCTAATACTTGATAAAGCATTTGATATTTAATTTCAAAATATGTCATTGATTTTTTATCAGGACACATTTTTAAAATGCAACGTTCAAATTCATCTTTTTTTCCTTCTAAAAGTAGTTGTTTAATATCTTTTTGGGAACCATAATAATTCATCCAATCTGATTCTTTAACTTCTAATTTATAGGTAGGACGACGTCCAACAATTCCAGTTAATGCCGCTAACTCTTTTTTACCAAGTCGCTTTTTTTTATTATGAAATAAGACTTTTTTCCCAATATATGATTTTTCAGTGGGTTTGTGTGTAACTATATAAACGAAACCGAATGTATTTTCTGGGAATTGAGTGATGTCTCCTATTGTATGTTCTTTATAGGTCCAACTCATATGTGTGTTTTAAAGTTAATAATAAATATAACTAAAAACTTTTAAATAGACAAATAATTTTATCTATCTATATTTACTAATATTGTTGTATCAGTTATTAACGACGATTGTAAAGGTTCGGATAATTTACCCACAGCTAATAATTGAAAACTTTCATCATATAAACCAACTGTTGTTATATAAGGGGTAAAATAAGAACCTGTTGCAAAATCTAAAGGTTGACCAATTGATGCTGTATTTTCATAATTTAATTCACTACCCGATAAAAATAAAGTTGGGACTCCACTCCCTGTTATAATACTTGGATTTAACGAATAATTAAATTCATCTTCAAACACGGTTGCTTTATATTGTGTTTCAAATATTTTATAAGAACTTGAAAAAGAACAAGTAACCCCTGCTTCAGCAGTAGCAAATAATTTCAAACCATTTGAAGAAGCTCCGGTTAGTATAACAATACCATGGTCATATATAATATTACCTACACCAATACCCAAAGAATCTGTATATGATAAACTTTTTGTAGTTTGGAAATTTTGACTATACATTAATCTTCCTTCTCCATCATCTTTATAAATTGCATTGCCCTTCTCAAATACAAAAGATTCAGGTTGAATATAATCCCCAAAAAGTTTTGAGGGAATTGAAATTACTACAACTTCTGGTTCTATATTTTCACTTCCTGTTGGAAATTGTCTATTAGGCCAAAGAGTTGTTTGATTATAATTATCATAGTTTGTTTGTTGAATACCCCCAATTGTACGATTACCCTCTTCGGATGCTCCTAATATAATACTGCTTGTATAAGCATTACCTGTAAAACCACTACTACCTGATAAATAATTTGTGTAATAAAGTTGTTTAACTGAGTCATAAACTAAGGCTTGGTTTTGAATAGTAATATTACCTGTAGTAAAACTTGAAGAAATAAGATAATTTCCCTTATAACCATAAAATCTATCAATGCCTACATCAGAACTTGTTAAGTTTTGACCTATGTAATTAGCTCCAGACTGTCCATAAAAAGTAAAATTTTTATTTACTTCAAATGGAGATACTATTAAATCCTGTAAATTGAATTGTTTGTAAGCGCTCATTCATTTTAGAAATCTAGTTTTACTCTAATTAGAGCTTCTTTTGTAAAATCCTTTTGTATTGGTTTAGATAATTTAGCTACAGCTAATAAATCATTTGAATCATTATACATTCCAACTGTTGTTGGAAATGTTTGTGGGTTATTAATAAAATAAGGATAAATTACTTCACCAGATGAACCTGATATAAATGATGGGTTTTCTGTGTAGTTAAATTCACTATTTCTTGATCTAACAAATACATAATCCGAAGATATAGTTTCTTGACAATTTAACTGAAATATATTACCATTTGCATCCCCAGCTGAACCAGATATGTTATTAAATAATTTTGTTGGGTTATTACCAAATGTATCACTACCAGAGTTTGTTGCTAAATTTATACCACCACCTGTTGCTGTATTATCATTTAATGCTGATGCATTTAATAAAATTGTTGAAATATCCGGGAGTACTAAACCATAAGAACCAGAGGCTAAAGTATAACCTGTTCCTCCATCATATGAAGTTCCATCTGAACCTGATATTAGTTGATATGCTCTTTGAGTACCATAATAAGTTGGTAAAACAACCATATTTGAATCATCAGTTAACTCTATCTTATTATAACTAGCAACAGTATTACTACTTGATAAAACTAAATTTAATGAACCCGGTAGTAAAGATTCTTTATACCTTGCTCTTTCAATACTAATAACATAATAGTCATTATCAGCACTTCCTGTATATGAAGTACCCCACACAAAAGATGAATTTTCATCTTCTAAAACTAAAGTTCTATATTGTCCATAAATTGTTGTTGTAGGTGAAATATTAGGTACTGCTGAGTCAAAATTAACTCCCCCACCACCATTTTTATTTGCGTAGGCAATTTGAAATTGAATAGCAGCTGTTTCATCTGTTGAAGCTGTTTGGTAAACACTTAAATAATAAGGACCGGATGAACCTTCTCTTTGTACTGATGAAGTAAAGTTAACATTTCCTTTATTATATGTATTTAATGAAGGAGAGTTACTACTCCAAACTGTAGAAGTTACTGAGTCAGAACTTACTACAAAATCTTCTGGGTCTAATCTTTTAAAAGCCATATCTTATTATGTTGTTGTTAATGATTGTTTAGTTATTGTTACTGGGATTGTTAGTCTTGCACCACTATCTAAACCAACTACAGTTAAAGTTGTTCTTAATTGTTTATTAGAACCAAATAAAGTATTAACAGTTGTTGCAGTTAAATTTATTTGTGTACCAATAATAGTTTTAGAAACACTAGTACCTATAGTTTGAGTTGCATTGCTATTAGCATTAACTGCTGCATCTGTTTGAATACCTGATCCAGCAAATGTACTTGTTAATCTTACATCACCTATAGTTGCACTATACCCACTTGTTTCAAACGTTTGTTCATTACCTAAGTAATTTAATGTTTGGGGTGTGATTGCTAATTGAGCACCTTGTTTCATTGTTATAGCAGCATAACCTAAATCTAATACAGGTAATTTAGCTGTACCCCTAGGTAATGTTGTTAATTTATATTTCATTATTTGAAGCTCATTTGGAAAGGCTTCTAAAAGTGGCATGTTATCTATCGCTTCACCATAGTAAGCAGAACCTGATGGATGATTTGGATTATAAAGTGTATAATCTATTTCATCATCTGATAATGCAAATTGAGTAATTTGAAAAGAACCATCATTTCGTGCTAGTAACTCTCTTCCTTTAGTAGTTAAAATAGCATCAACTGTTATTACAGCATTATTTAAGTATCCCATTGTATTGTTTTTATATAAATATTGTTATATGTTATAAATATGTTATTTTTTTAAGCTTCTATAATTCCCTTAGAAATTAAATCATTTACTATTACAGAGGCACTATTAATTAAATATTCTGTTGGGTAGTCTGGGTATAAAATACCTGGAGTTGTTGCTAACTCAATACTACTAAACGACCCTGTATATTGATGTCCTGATCCCGTTCTACCAATTGATGAACCTGATTGGGCAAATTGTGTATCAGATCCACTTAATAATCCTTGTGAAATACTTGCACTTGCTAATGCACTATAAGGGAATGGAGCATCTAAATACAGTGAATTAGGATTAGTAATCGGTCTTCTTACTAAGAAGAAATCTTTATTCACACTAAGTGGAATGCTTCCATCTACTCTAATTTTTAATCTTGCTTGACCACTTGCATATGTTGTACTTTTTTCAATATTTTCTTGTGGTGCAAATACTTCTTTAACAACATACGTAAAGTTTTCGTTATTTCCAAATCGTATTTCATCTCCTTCTTGTATTTCAAGAGGTAAGTTTATTTGCTCAAAATTAGTTCCAGCAGGTTCTACACCACCTGGAAAATAGTCTGATGGGCCTGGTACATATTCTATGTAACCTTGTTTAAATCCTGTTCCATAAGCCTCATTCATATTTGAAGAAGACATTACTAATATACTTTGTGAAACGCTGTTGTTTTCAGAAGTATAATTTCCAGCTGAGCCAGTATATACCCAGAATGGGGCTTGAGCTTTATTAGCATTTTCTAATAACCAATCAGATGCTCCTTGACCCTGTAATTTTACAGACGTCATTGCACCTTCATAAGTTGTTGGAAAGAAGTATCCTTGTTGATATTTACTACTATTAACCGATTTAAAAACTCCTTTTAATCTCCATCTAATTTTATCATTAACTTTAATTGTATAATTACCAGTATTAGCTTTTATAATCCATTCTATTCCTGTTATATTTTGCGAACTTTTTAAATTAGCTGTTCTTGTTATACCAAGATTAAATAATGTTTTTCTCATTTCCCAATCAATAGACCATTGAAGCCCGTTTTGTTGGTTTTTTGCTCTAGTACCTGATCTATTATAAGTCCATCTGGGTTGGTTGGTTTTAAAGAAATTTTTATCATAATTCTTCTTTTTCCCACTTCCCCATTCATAATCAAACCAGCCATATTCATCTATATTTTTTATTAAATAAACTTGTCCTGTGTCCGTATAAACTTTAGCATCAAGGCTTTCTAAATTAAAATTAATAGAAGTATCTATACCACTACCAGTGTAAAGGTATAAATTATATGTTAATTCATCTCTTGTTCCTTGTCTTTCACTAACATAAGTAGTAACAACAGATGTTTCTAAACTAACTATTTGTTGATTAGATAAATCATCACCATGTGTCCCCCAATCTCCACCGTTAGCAGTTGAAGCATAAAATGCACTTCCTGTAAGTGGATTACCATTACTTCCTGAATAAGTTGATGGGGTAGAACCACTACCATATGAAACAGTAGTTGGATTTAACCAATAATCAACTTCTTGTAATACTCCTGTTGAATCAATACTTGCAGGTCCTGCTGCCATAAATTGTCCAAATACAGTACCAAGTTCATCATCATTATCATATCTTGAAATATAACCTGATCCTGATAAAGGTATTAAATTAGTATAATTATTTGAAGAATTTTGAGAGTACATAACAGGTGAAACAAATTGCATTAACCTTGAAATTACTGAGGGCGCCCCTAAAGATTGATATGATTGTTTACCGCTTTGTATTGCTACTTTACCCATTGAAGTTAATGGGAATACAGAATTAAAAGTGTCTATACTTAATTGGTTTAATGAAGGAGGTAAAGCATTACCTTGTTCATCAATTAAATAATTTAAATTAACTCTTGTTACTCCATTTATATTTGGATATGGATCATCTAGATCATTAAAATATCCAAAAAATGCATCCCTTAATTCTATTGTTGGTAGTTTACCAAATGTACCTGTATCTCCTATATTCCATTGATTTAGGTATTTACTTGTTGATTTAGCACCTAGATATCTAGGTAAAATCGAAGCTTTTTGAGTATAATTAGAATCTGGGACTGCTGCTTTTGTAGCTGTCTGATCAAGGATCTGTGTTTGATTTACAGGTATAATAGGTCCTGATTCATTATTATAGTCAACATTCATTATATATGAATTTTGTCTTTGTGCATTATAATTATTAATTAAAGGTTGACAACCATCAGCTAAACTAAATGGTAACACACCACCCCCATAAAAAGTTGGTATTACAAAGTTTGTTAGTGTTGGAACATCAAAATTATTTAATGCCGAGGGTGTTGATAAAGGAGCCCAAATAGATTGGCTTGGGCTAAATGACATAGTTACTTCGCTTACAACAAAACCTGAACCTACATTGGCCGCTGCTCTACCTATTGCAAATCTAAAGGTATCATTTGGTAAAAAATTACCACCATAAGAACCGGATACTGTTACTCTTGTCGCCGCAGTTTCAGAAGGTAGGAAAAAAGGCATATTTAAAACTACATCTCCTGCAGGTGTAAGAATATTTTGATCAAAATTTCCATTTGTTACTATATCAGATACATTAGATTTAAGTATTCTTACTGATCCCGTAACATTAAAATCTTGGCCTGCATTTAGGTTAGAACTTTGTGTTATTATTATTGCTGCATCATTATTATTTTCTATAAATTCAACCTCAAAAGCAGTTTGTTCTACTCCCCCAACAATACCTGGTTTGTAATTACTCATTGAATATTCAATAAAGTACATTTCATCTGCATGGTTAATAGTTGAACTTGTATCAGATGTAGTTATTGCGGTATTGTTAATATCTAATACAGGTGATTCAGCAAATGGCATTACTATCCCTGCATAAATAGAACCTGAATATCCCCCTAGAGGTCTTGTAGCTTCATCATATACAGAAGAGGTTATTATTCTTTCTCCAAAAGATCCTGTTAGTTTTAAATAAGCATCTACTTGTATTTGGCTATATTTATCTCCTGAAGGTACTGTAGAAGCTGTAAATTGTTGTAAATTATCTGAAGCTCCTTGATATCCAAAAGTTGCTGTTGAAAATGGTGTAAAAAAGTTATAAGTTTGGAAATTAGCAGTATTAGAACCATAATAAACCATTTCAACACTTGTTTGAAACTCAGGTATATAATATTTAAAGTTATTAGGTGATTCTATTCTTAAAAAGAAACAATCCCGTGTATCAGTAAAAGGAGAAATTGAACTTGTAAAGAAAGGTAATCCCTGAAGACTTAAACTTGCTTGACCATTTGATGCCATTACTTCTGTACTAGGGAATTTATAAGGACCAATTGTAGCCCCATTAACATCATGTTGTTCTCTCCAAATAGAAGCTGTAAAGTTTTCTCCAGCAACTTGTGAATTTACTTCGTAACTTGAGTTTAGGTAAAAATATACTATATCACTTATAGTTTGTGTTGTCTCTGCCGCAACCCAATTAGCTGCTTGATTCCAATTTATTTCGAAACCTCCATTTTTTGATATACCATCAGAACCACTATAAGTAAACGCACTACCAAACCCACCTAGAGTACCAACAAAGTTATCATTAAAATTTAATGAAGCTTTAGCAGCACTACCAGATAAAGGTCTGCTTTCAACAACATCTGGATCTAAAGCAGGTGCAGGGCCTTGTAAAGATAAAGTTGGGAAAAGCCAATCCATTGAAGCGGTACCACCAGTTCTTATTTTAGGATGACCACCTTCTGAACCGGAAATAAGTACATCTCCTCCGGGTATATCATCATTATACTCGGTAAAGAAAATATCTGTTGATGTTAAACCTATATTTAGGGGTGAGGGTTGAAATACTGTAGACCCAGGAACTACCTCTTCTGTAAATCCTGCTAGTGCGGTTTTAGCTCCAGAACCTAATGTATTCCAATTTACATTAGTAACAGTATTTCCTGATAGTAATAGTTGCTGTTTAAAAGTAAAAAATGAACCATCTCCATTTGCAGCTTTAAAAAATTTATTTCCTGTAATATCAGATGGTATAGTAAGATTAGTGTTTGTGTATATTATTGTACCATTATTTATTTGTGCATTATTATTACCACCATTATCAAAATAAACTATTGTATCAAAAACTGTTTCAGTTGGAGTTGTAGCATTAAATGCTAGTGTTTGTGTATTAAATCCAGCTCCAGAATTTGTATTTAAATAAAAACCAGAAGCTTGATTAGTACCACCTACACCAATTCCAAAATTTTGAGATTGTAAACCAGGGCCTGAATAACTTGAACCTGAGTGATATATTCCATAAGCTATCGTATTTATAGCACATGATGGGCAATATGAAGAACTATACACTAAACTTGCTGAGAAAAAGAATGGTACATTAGGTGTATATGTTGGGGAATAACTTGCATTATAAAAATATTCTGACCCACTACTTAATATTATAGATGGAAATATATCTGCAGAACCAGTATTAAAAAAACCTAATGGATCAACTTTAGCAATATCATTGGCTGAACTATTAAATACACTAATTATTTGTTGTTGTCCTGTGGTAGTATAATTTGTAAGTCTATTTAGCTGTAAAAGATCACTTGACTGTGATACAGCAGGACCAGTTTTTTTAGTTGTACCCCCTTGCATAGACCAATTCATTGACCCACCATCTTGAGAACTTGTTATTGGATAATAAGCTGAGGAACCTATTTCTTGGAAAATATTATTTCCTAATTCTTGAGAAACATTACAAACAACATGATTAGAATAAACTGTTCTACCAGTTACAATATATTTTGCTGCTAATGAATCATAAGGTAAAGCTGCATCAGAAAATATTATTCTTAGATCTGTAAAATCATCTAAATAACCTACAACTTCAGTTCCGTTTGCATCAAAATCACTAAATTTAATGGCAACGACTTGTTGTATACCAGATTGTGGGTTATCTGTTTGTTGAGAACTAATCCAAACATACCCAGCTGGTGGGACATTTGAACTATCAAAAAATGCATCTCGTGTAATAGTTGATTGTAAATTAGGAGTAAATGTAAAAAATAATGGGAAAAATTGTACAGGGGTATCACTTTGATTTAAATAAATTTCACAACCAGGATTTAGGTCTTGGTCTGCTACTTGAATGTTTGATCCACTAAATATACCATTATAAAATTCTGATTGATCAGAATGTATTGGATTATTAAATCCTTTAAATGACCCACTAATCCATTGTGAACTACTTTGATTAAAATATGTTGCATTTAATATAGAGTTATCGAATGATTCACTCCAACTTTGTGTTAAAAAGAATCTATTATCAGGTGATTGGATAGTATGAGTTACTAAATCAATACTTCTTAGGGTTAATACTAATTCACCTGTTCCACTACCTTCTAAAGTACTACCTAATATTGTTATAGTATCACCCACTTTTACTGGGAAATCGGCATCCGCAGATGCAATTGAAACAGCAATACTTCCTAAAGCCCCACCTGAATTTGTACCAATTAATGAACTAATTTGAACTTCTAATTCACCATAAAAACCATTATAAGTAGCAGCAAAAAAATCAAAATCATCACCACCACCAGGCAAATCTAAAGTATTTGTTGTAATAACTCCTGGAATTGAGTTGAAATTGTAAGAACCACTAACTCTAAGTATATTTAAATTATAGGTTGATAAACCATTAAATCTATTAAATGAACCTCCTGGACCACCTGTAAATTTATAAATTGCTGAACCGGAGGAAGCATATTGAGGTTGATCAAAAGAACCAGTATTATAATCTTTTGGGGCAGGTTTTATTGAACCTGAATATTGTTCAAAAGAAGATGTTACTTGAGCTGGTCTTTGTCTGTTTCTTTCTAATAAATGTTGTTTAATTATAACACCTGATGCTAAACTTGTTCTTGCTGGTATATAATCTTTGATCATTTTAAATAATGAATTATCAAAGAATTTAATCAATCTAATAAAGTCAGTTACATCATATCCACTTATATATTTTTCAAAATAAGCATCTCTTAAAATATCTAAATTAGGATAGGTATAAGATGATGATGAAATTTGTCTTGGATCTCCTATATAATCCCCTAAATTAAAATACCCAATTTGAGCATTAATATCATCGTTTATTTGATTAGAAGGTGAAAAACCAACTTCTAAATAATTAACATTAGGAGTATAACTTTGACTTTGAAAGGATATAGTTTCTATAGATCTTAATCCTGATAAAGTAGTATTATCTGAATTAGCTATTGTAGTATTTGAAGATGTTGGGGTTTGAAAACCATATGGTTGCTCAGCTATAAGATGTTTTTCAATTTGTATTTTATTTGTTATTCTATTTTTTATACCCGCGGGTACTTGGTCTTGGAATGTATTTTCTACATTTACTTTAAATGTTGGATCTTCAATTTTAAAATCACTATTTCCATCTTTAAAAGAAGCTGTTATTTGAACAGCTGAACCTGTTATTCTTGGATGTATTGATGTTCTACTCGCTGTATTTATTTGAGTACCTAAATCAGCTCTAAACGCTAATTGATTAGGTGTACTATTAACACCATTTCCTTCATTTGAAAATGGATTTACTGTATAGTCATGAAAATTACTTTCTGATATTTGTTGGTTCCAAAATCTATATTCTTGAAAAGAACCAGAAAATGGTTGATAAGTCTGTCCTGAATGTATAAGATTTGAGGAGGTATTTAAAAATGCCCTTACAGATCTATTCCAATCTCGTGTATCATGATTAAGTACGGTATCTGACCCTGTCCATCCAATTTTACCATTTATTTGATTTGCTACAAATAAAGAACTTGTTACACCATTTGAAGTAGTATCATAAGCTGCAGAAGCTGTTGCAAAATTTATTTGTGCAGACCACCAATCTCCATTAAAAAATGGAAGATAAATACTTGCGGATACTGCAGGTTGTTGTTGTGATGAAGGAATCCATTTTAATGTTCCATAATTATCATAAGCATTTGGAACAGACCCCGAATAGGAACCACTTGTAAACCCAGAACCGGTGTATTCTAATACTAATAAAGAACCAGTAATATCACTTTCTTTTTTACTTACCCAAAGAGATTGAGAATATCTTATATCTGAGGATGCAGTATTAGCTGAAGCAGTTGGTATAGTAGCTGGTTTAAATCTTAATTGGAGAGAATGAATATTACCATTTCCTCCTACTGTCCCGCCACCAAAATCAGTACTAAGATTAAAAGATGAAGTTAAACAAGAATTTCCATCAGGTCTTGTATCCATCATATAATTAAAAACGTCCTGTTTTAAATCATAATCTTGTGATTCATTTCTATCTTTACTACCAAATTCACTAACCCTTAATATTGTATCTGGGATACCATAAGAAGTTATTAATGCTCTTATAGTTGCTACAGTACCTTTAGTTTTAAGTAAATAAGGTATATTATGGTAGATACGTTTATATATTTGCTTTTGAGTATTGTTTAATGGTACTATGTCATTTGAAGCTGATATTTGAGTAGTTATGTACTCATACCCAACTGTTGTGCTAGATCCCGATATACTACCCGTTATATTTGTAACTGGGAATGTACTTCCTGAAGGTGTTAATCCTAAAAAAGCTGTAAATAAATCGTCTGTATTAAAGTTATTTGAATATAATTTTAAACCAAAATCTCTTATAGCATCATCTACTAAATCTTTTGAAATACCATAATCTAATCTATTATCAGCATTAAATTTATTAGCAATGTCTTTCGTATAAACCCAAACATTATCATAATATTGACCTACCATATCAACAAATAATTCATAACCCGCGTTTTCAGGATCATTTCTTAAATATTCAGGTATAGCATTAAGTAAATAATCGCGATTATTGTCATCATAGTCTGATGCGGATATTATCTGGCCCCCGAAAAAGGCTGATGATGGATCTGTACTACCTAACCATGTTTTTACTGTTGCACTACCTGAGTTTGCTAGTATATAAGGAGGGGTATTTGTTAATTTTGGATAAGAATATAAAGAACCACTATTAAAATATAAAAAATACTCATAACCATCAAAGTTTTTAATTATATCATCAATTTGACCTGTTAAATTAGCTTGACTTGAACTATACGCCGTTGTATTAACTGTGTCACTAGTTTGATCCACTGTTTCAAGAAAACTTGTAATTTGATTACTACAAGATTGTATTAAACCAACTTTATATGTAAAATTTTCTAATCGAGCCTTTGCAGAAGAAAAATTAACAAAATTACTATAATTTTCGTAATCAATATTAATGTTAATGTCTTTTTCATTTAATAAACTTTTTATTTGTGCAATTGAACTTGTTACATTACTTTTTAATAAATTTGCAAATGAAAATGAGGGACCAGAAGTTGAAGTTTCTTGTCTTACTTCTAAACTATAATTAGGTCCTTGTAAATAAGTAAAATCATCATCTATTTCCTGAGTTGAAGGAAATACAACATTGTATGCTTGAGGTTCTGATAGAACTTCTCCTACCCATAGTTCAGTTTTTACATCAATATTTCCAGGAAGGGGCTCATATAATTTTATTAAAATAGTTGGATCTTCTGTTTCATCTTGTTCTAATTTTATATTATTGGCTATAATTGTTTGATTCTTGCCAAAATTTAAATAAAAATCTACAAAATAAGTAGCATCATCTCTATATTGTATGAAATCTTCAGCAGAAGCAATCATATCACCATTTGAAATAATGTCACTGTCTAAACGTATTTCTTTTCTATCTGAAGATATTTCTGAAATATAATATTGATTAAAACTATCAGATGATAATCTTCTTCTATAGAAATTATAAACTATGTTAAAAGTTCCAATATCAAAACCTAAATCTGATAAATTTGATGATGGATCTAGTAATATATTTCCTTTTCTAATTACATAATCTCTTAATTGAATTGTGTTTTTTGGATATATAAAATCTCCATTATTATCATAGATATAAAATTCTATATAATCACTATCTTCTGAAAAGGATGTATCCAGGTTTGATGATGCTAATAAATTTTCATCAGCAGGGCTATAGTTTTGTTTTTCAAAACTAACAGCATCAACAGGATTAATAATAATTTCTAATTCTTCTTCCATATATTTTATTTTTAGTATCCACCACCGCCTCCGCCGCCAGATACACTACCACCACCTCCAGCTGTTGACCCTGCAGAAGAACCTCCTGTAGGACTGAATGATGTGTTTTGTTGTTGTGATAAATTTTCTGCTGTTTCTGTAGTATTTTGGCTAGCTATCTCTATTTCTCGTTGAATTCTATTTAAAGAATCACTTGCTTCTGGGCTACCAGAACTTGATATTTCTGTTTTAATTACTTCCATTTGAGCATTTAGTAAATCCGTTCTTAATTGTGCAATTTCTGCTTGTAACGCATCTATTTCTTCTTGATTTTGTTGAAAGTTAATATATTCTCCACTTGTTTTTGCAAGATATTCATGAGAATTAGTTTCACCTAAAGCAGGTATATCATAGAATAAAGTATTATATTGTACAAAAAATTCACTTGTACTAGGAGTATCTAAAATATCCTCAGCTACTGTAGTTGTACCTAATTCTGAAAAGCTTGTATCTATTGTCTTTTCATAATTGGATTTACTATAAACATTTTTTTCATTCCTTAATCTTTCTTCTGCCATTACCCATTAACTACTTTAAAATTATAATTATCATCTTTAACTATAGTACTACCACTTATAGTTGTTTGTATTAAAATTGTATAATATCTTTCTGGTTGTAACCCATTCATATAAATATCAAAATAATTGCTTTTTGAATCACAACTAATTTTTGTAAACTTAGGATCAAAATCAACCACATATTCATTAGTATCTAAATCTTTTACAGCATATAAAGAATCACTATTTAAATAATGATTAACTGTATCAATTGAAGATGTTTGGAATGTTCTAGCAGGAAAATCTGGTCTAACATTAATTCTAAATCTATTTATACTTTCACTATAGAATATTCCTGGGTTACTATCTAATGCAGCGTAAAAATCTGTTGTTGCTATTGCAGGTAAACTTCCAGTATTAAATGATTGATCTTCCCATTTTATTTCTAATTGAGGAGGATATATTGTATTAGTATCTACTGAATAATATTGTACAATAGGTTGGATTGCATCTTGTGTTCTAAATTCTAAAGCATCTTCCCACTTAACTATAAAACCATCGTTTACAATATTAGTATAAGTTCCTGCAATACTTTTAGAACTAGAGTACCATGTTTTTACAATGTCTGTTACATTAACATTTAAATCTTTAACTGATCTTAAAGAAAAAGATTGAGTTACTTCAATATGAGCATTAGTATCAGATGATCCTGTGTACCAGCATCCTCCTCCTCTATTAGCACTTCCTGACCAAGAAGAAGTTACATATGTATCAAATTGGTTTGGGTCTAATTCCCAAAGAACACCACCAGACCCTGAGTATGTTTGTGCTCTCCAACTAACTCCATTTGTAGTTAAGGGTTGATCTAAATAAGTACCTGTTCCATTATTCCAAGATCCTGATACTGGGTATATTTCTAAATGTGTATTAAAATCAACACCCTGTGCATTAGCAATATAAGTTCTTAAACTACTTGAAAATTGAGCTCCTCCAACTTTATTATCAATAACACTATTTATTTCAGTTTGATCAAATTCTACTAAATACCTAAATACTTGAGGTACAGGGTTAATATTAACATTAATATTTCCTGCCTCAATAATTGCATCAATCCCTGTATTCATAAAGGGATAAAATGAATATATTGACGCATCTTGTAAAGGAAATAATTTATATACTGCCATAATTTTTTATTTAATAGCTACCAACACCTGATATTCCACCACCTACAACATAACTACCTGCTCCTAATGAAACAACTTTTCCTTGTATATCAACACTAGGGTAAGCTACTTCAAATATTGAAGGATCTAAAGATGGGTAAATTATACCACCTTGGGTAGCTCCTAAAATATCATATGCATATTGTGAATATCCTGAGTTTGTGCCTGCTTTATTTGTTATACTTATATTTTGTACTGTTTGCACCCCAATAACTGTGTCTAAAAGCACACTTAATTCTCCTAATATAATTGGTTGGTTTATCTGCCATCTATCTATATTAAAATGATTTTGAATCGCTGATGTGCATTCTGCTAATACCTCACTATTATTATAATTGGGTAGTGTAATAATTTGAAAACTAACTTGAATGTTAATAACATAAGCATCTTTAATATCTAAAACATCTCCTATCATTCTATATTGATTAAGATAGGTTTGGAGGTTTGTTTTTAATGTATCGGATGCTGTTGTTAAAATATTTTGTGAATTTTTTGTTAAAACATAAATACATAAAGTAGCATCTGGATTATTTATATTTGGTTTTTTAGTTATTGCTTTTGAAATAACCCCAAATCTTGAGGGCATACTTAATGATCTAATTAAATAATCATCTGCTGTTACATTTCTTAATTGAGTATTAGACTGACCTAATGCATTTTGTCTTATTTCTTCTACTGTATCACCATCTTGTCCTCCACTAGCTGCAGCTGCATTATTTACTACAAGAGAATTAAATACATATTGTGCTTCTGTTGGGTTTGATTGTGTTGAGGTTGCAAACCTTACTTGACCAGTACTAATTCTTGTTAAAGCATTAGCTTGAATATTAGAAGCTACACCACCACCAGTTAAATACCTTACTGTTATAGTGGAATTTGAAGGAGCTTCTCCATAAGTATTTGTAAATACAAAATTAGTTGGAGAATAAGCAGTTGTTAATTTACTTTCCTCAAAAGGTAAACCTAAACCTACATTATCAGGGTTGGGAAGAATTTCTTCATCAACTAAATTAGGTTGACCAGCTCCAAACTGTATTTGTAAATTTGTTGGACTTAAAAATCTTGTTACAAATCTTCTATTTGTTGATCTTGTTTGTAATAAATAAGGTGCATCATTGCTATTAGCAAAATTATTTGGATCATTTGTATTAGTATTTTTAATACCATCATAAACTAAATCTTGTGCTAAATAATCTACTTCAGACCAATTATTACCATTACTATCATATATTTCAACTACAGAAGCAATATTAGTATCATTTACTGTAATTGTTGGAAATTGTGCATAATTCCCAAATGTATATTCTTCTGACTCAATTTGACCTGATACTGCTGTTCTTGTTTTTGTAAGTAGATAGTAATTTGGTTCGTTAGATGATATAGAAGCAATAGTTACCTCAGTAGGGTCTAAAGAATTAGATACTGAAAAATCACATTGGTCTTGTAATATAAAATTTGTTCCATTATTTGAACTAACTGAAGAGTTTGCAGGTACTAATAGGGCATAACTATAATCTGGTACAGTTTCTGATCCTACGGTTTTTGCAGGAACTTGTTGATATAAAGTCATTGTTACTGTTGCTAAACCTGTTACTTTAGGCTTATAACCAAACATGTAAGCTAACTGATAAATATTTTCGTTCTGTTGAGCATATTGTAAATAAGTTTCTTGGATTTGATTATCCAAATAAAATGATAAAACATCACTTACATATGATGCCTGCTCAATAAACATCATTCCTGGTGATACTTCACTAAAATCTGTATATGTGTTAGGGAAATAAGTTTGGGAAAATTGGATTAATTGGTCCCTAATAGAATTAAAATCCCTATTTACATATATTATATTTTTATTTCCTGTTGCCATTAGTTAAAATTTAATATTAAAGTATCATTTATACCTGTTTGAGGTATACTATAAGTTATTGATACGTTTATTGTATTTGCATTTACATTTTTTGTTATTTCTATGTCATCAAGATTAATATCACTAAAAAATAAATTTACTTTATCCTGTAGATCATTCTTTATAAAAGTAAAATCATCATTTGTTATACTAGTAAAAATAAAGGCCCTTAAACCTGCTCCAAAAGTTGGGTTGGCCGGTCTTTCTCCAGGGTTAGTTAGAAAATAATTAACAAGATTGTTTTTAATAGCATCTCTTGTTTGATAATTAGATTCAAAAACCCCAGGAGCACTAAAAGGTAAATTAACACCAATGGCTACTCTAGGATTAATATCTAATGGGTATACCCTTCTTCCTCCAAATGCCATAATTATCCTTTATTATTCATTAATCCCATAATTTGATCCATACTAACATTTCCTTGTGGTAAGGTACCATTTGGTGATGTTGTATCAACATTTCCTCTTACTTGTAATGGAACATCCGCAGATGTAGCTGATAGTGTTCTATTAGCTCCAGGCATCATTCCATTTAAAACATTCATCATATTTTCCCTTAATTCTTTTTTATTTTCTTCTGGTAAGGGTTTTTGATTTTGATATTGAGGGGTAGTTGAATTATTAGTTTCAACTATAGTTTTTGGAACCCTAACTGCTTCAAGAAGTATATCTTTTATTTCTTCCTGAATTGCTTCTTTTACTGCTTCTTTTACTATTGATTTTAATTGACTTAATTTCATTTTTAATGATTTATTATAAATATTAGCTTATTAAGCTTTTAAATTATTTTGTTGTATATAAAATATTAATTCATCAAGTAAAATTTGATCATTTGAACTAAATGATAATTCTCCTTTTAATAATGTAATACCTCTATTATCTTTAGCAATAGCTCTTCTACGTTTTAATGTTCCAACTGGGTTTTGATCATCAGTTTCTACACTTAATATAAACCCGTTTAGTTCATTTATTGCAGGGTTACCATCTAGACCCTGTTCAATAGTTAAATCTAATAATTCTTGATCAAATGCTAATTGCTCAACTTCTAACCCTAACTCCTCAGCACACTCTTGTGACATATTATCTATTGTTTTTAGTAATAATAAGACTGTTATAATTCCTGCTAAAATATAGATTAAAGCTAATATTAATTTTTTATTTAATTGTTTATTATTGTCAGATATTTCATCTAATAACTTACTTATTCTTTGAAGTTTTCCAGTAGATGAATAAAGTTGGGAACTTATTAAACCCCCAAAATCTTTAGATGGAGGAAGACCTGTTGCTTGGGGTATAGGTAAACTATCTATTTTCATACTTATCCCCTTTAATTGTTTTGCAAGTAATGCAAACACACCTGCTATAGCCGTATTTGTAGCAACAGACTTATAAATATTATTTAGTTGCCTTGTTACTCCATTTCTTTTTCTAATTATTAATTCTAATTGTTCTTTACGGGGGCAAGTTTTCTGATTTTCTTCTGTTATTTTTGAAATACCAAAAGCTAATAATAATTGAATAGCAAGAGGTAATAATTTTTCTTGTACTATTTTATGCAATTTACTAACACTTTTTTGTCTAGTATTTAAAACTAATTCAACTGGCTCCATTACATATTTTTCAACTTTTTTGTCCAAAAATTCATTAGCTTTAACTATTGTTTCTTTCTTTATAGTATTAGCTACCTCTTTTATACTAGTTACACTTATAGCTTTTAAATCTGTTTTAATAGTTTTATCACCCTTTACTATTAAGGTATTTTGTGGTACATAACCTTTTGAAGTAAAAATCAAAGCAAAAAATAAAGGTGTTGTACTATTAAAAGCTATGGTTGGTAGGGTAATTTTAATTTTAAAATAACCATCTTTATCCGTTATGGTTTTTGTTGTAGATTTTTTATAAACATTAACTCCTGATTCTTTTTCAGAATCAAGTTCAACATTTAAGTAAGAAACAGGAACATAAGTATAGTTAGAGGGATCAATATTAATTTCTGTTGTTGATAATTCTGTTTGAGCTAAATTACTTGTTGGGGGTGGAGCTATATCAGCATAAACCCCAGGTACAACACGTACACCTTGTAAAGGTTTTGTAGTAGTTGCATCATATACTCTTCCCTGTATATCATAAACATAATTTACTTGGACTTTTATTAACTTACCCTCATCATTTTTTTCTGTAGACTCAACAGTATATTTAAAAGATGGCTTTCTATCTGCTATTTTTTTATTTACACTACTAATTTTATCACTTAATTCTAATTTTTTCTTTTCAATCTGCTCATCATTTTTTCCTTGATTTTCACCTTCTTTTAATGTTAGTACAGTAAACGCTTTTTTTAATTGATCTTGTTCTTGAAGTAATAATGAAACAGTTTCATTAGAAGCTATTTTTTCCCCCGCGGGGGTTTCCATAAATTTATTTATTAAGGTATTTAATGCTTCTTCTCCTAGTTCCATTACGATATTTTTATAGTATTAGAAGTATAATTATTAATATTATCTAATATTGAATTTATTTGTATATTAACATTATCTGCTGCTCCCTGTGTTCGTATCAATTTAGGCTCTAAACTAAGATTATTCATTAATATTTTCATTTCTTGTAAAAGAAATTTAATATCTGTTATAAATTTATCTCCTAATATTACTCCTTCACTAGCATTAATGTTACCAATATTAACTCTATTTGCAGTTAAATTTATATTTCCATTTCTTGAGTATAATCCTATATCATTAATAGAAGATAAAGCTATATTGTCATTAGAATCTACTAATACACTATCTTTACTTGCATTTATAATTATTCTTTCAGATGAAACTATAGCTTGGCTACTACTATAAGAACTAATGCTTCTAGGTTCTTTAGAGATAGCGGGATAAGAATTAAAGTTAGTATTTAAGGGAATTGCTTGGGTACTTGTTAAATAAATTGATGAGGGGTCTTCATTAATACTTTCTACCAAGGGGATATATCCTGGTTCATCAGAGTTTATTGTACCATTTCTTAATATTAAAATGGGGTCTCCATTAGTTCCCTGAGAAGACCAATTATTTCTTGTATAAAATTCTTTATTTACATTAGTTCCTGCTTTAGTATTAAGTTCATCAGGGTTAAAAGTAATTTTATTTTTAGTAGTACTACCAAATCTAATTGAATTTCCAAATCTTCCTTCTAAAATTACATCACCTGCAAAGGATAATAAGGGTCTAATATTGCTTTTAGGTTCAAAACTTCCCCCCACTAATGGAGAATTATAATTATATTCAACTTCTTCATTACTTTCCTGTCTTACTTGCCCATCTTGAATTTCTTGGTAAGTTTTTCTTTGTGTGGGTTGAGTTGTTTTTACCCCCGAAGTTAATGTATCTGGGACTGCATTTAGGTTAGGTGTATTCCATATTGAAACTGGTGGTAAATAATAATATGATTTACTTTCAATCCCATTATTAATGTTTTGATTAGGTAGGTAAAAAGCTACTACTATTTCATTTACTACTGGGTAGTTTTTAAAATTTGGTAATAAAGGTTTCGCAAAAGGTTCTCCATTTCCTACAACATTTCCAGGCCTAATATCCTCATATAAAATAGTGCCTATACCACTCCAAGCCCCATATTGATCAAATTTAGGGTGAGTTTCATCTAATATAATGTCTGTTACTCTAACAGATATTAAATTATTTCCTAACCCATTAACTAAATCTAATAAAGTAGATTGGTCATTACCTCCAGAAGTTACTTGATTATTTACACTTGTAAATCCGTATGACATTACTCTTTTTTATTTTCGTAATTAGTATTTAATTTATCTAATTCCTCCATTAATTGTTGTTTTTCTTCTTCTGTTATACCCATGGATTCATCACCGCTACTGTTATTAAGCGCACGTTGTACTATAGTAGCCATTTTAATTAATTGTTCATCGTTACGAACGCCAATTTCCATATATTCCTTAATAAGTGGAACAATTAAAGTAGCATCACCTATATCATTTATAAGTGGTTTTAATTCTGAAATTAAACCTGTAATTTGAGCTTCTTTTTTCTTTTGGTTATCGTATATTTCACTTAATATATCTGAAAACTTTTTTTTCTTGAATACTATATTATCTAATGATCCCATAATGTTTTTGGTTATAAATATGGATATAGATAAAATTTAGAATCTAGTATAACCATTTTCTAAAAAGAAAACATACTGAGATTTAAATATATCATGAAGTTTATCCGCTATTTTGGTAATTTTTGGAGTTTTAACATCAACCATTTCACGAATGTAAATATAAAGTGCTTTTTTATTAAAAACTTCTAAATCTTCTCTTTTACGAAATAATTCTAAAATTGCATCTGCTATTTGAGCATCATTTTTCTTTGGAAATAATTCATAAATATTTTCTGATGTATAATTAACAAAAATATCAACGTATTTGTCTAAATCACTTTTAACTTTTTCCTCTCCTTGGCTGTAAGTATAAGTAGAAGTTGGTAATGTTAAAACTTCAACTCCTACTTTTTTAATTTTTTTATTATAATTTTTAGTATTATATAATATTAACCAACGTTTAACAATAGTACCAAAATAAGAATATGCTTTTGCTCCCCTAGTTGGGTCAAATAAATGCATTTTAGATAATAAAAAGGTAATTATTTCATGTTGTAGATGTTCTAAATTTTCAACTTCAGTATGATAAAATTTAAATGTATGAATTATATTTTGTGTAAGTTTAAAAAATGCAAAATGAATTTCGTGTTGGTATATATCACTACGTATTTTAGGATCTGGTTCGTTGTTATATTTTACTATAGCATTTTCCGTATCCTGAGTAAAGTAATTCTTAGACTTCTTCCGTCTTTTCCTAATAGGTGGTTGCATATAATGTTATTGGTTCTTTTTAAATTGAGATAATTGATATTGGATTTTTTGTATTTCTGTAAAAAACCAACCTATTTCATCATCTGACTTAAATGTTCCTTTTTCGTCTATTTGTTTAAGTCTTTTTTCGGAGAAGGAGATGTGCTCCTCTATTTTATCTATAAATTCTTGCTGGGAGACAATAATATCTTCTGCTTTTTCATTCTTGCGAAGAAGATTAAAAGTCGTAAACCCAAAGGTAACGACTAATATTCCTAATATAATTTCTATTATCATAAACTGTCTAACATATTTTTTAACCCAGGACTTGAAACTGTATTAAGTGCTTTAGATTTAGATGATTTTATGTTTCCCTTCAATGTATAATTTTTCTTTGGCTCGACCACGCTATTTTGGGAAAACTTTGGTAACCATTCTACTTCAAATTCAATACGTGCCGCCATCATATCAGCTTGATGTAAAATAAATGGTAAGGATGTGCGAGGTTTTTGTTCTGGCATATACCCTTTTAAGTATTTTTCATTAGCTGTATCATATAAACCATCATGAGTTTGAATAGCTAACATTTCATTAAATGAATATGAAATATCATGTTGTTGTAATAAAAATAAACCACGATCTGGTACGGCAGCAAATGCTAATTTCTTATTAAACATATAATCTTCACCTAGTTTATCTTTTCTCCACTGATCTGTTTGGGGTATATAGGCATCATGATCTTTATCTCCCATTTTACCTAAATCATGGTTAATAGCAGAAAATACTAATTCTTCTTTAGTAAACGTAGTCATATCACACCCCATTTCTTCCCACATATCATATAACCTAAGAGACCCTTCAACTACTTTATTTACATGAGCAACATATCCTCCTGGGAATGCTCCATGATATTCCTTTTTATGAGCAGCTGGCATTAATATAATACGTTCTTCATAACGTTTATAAAAATTGGTTAAACATTCTCCTCTGTTACCTGGGATATGTACTGTAATATTATTTAAAAATATTTTCCAATTAGATTGAATTTGTTCTGCTGATAATTTCATAACTTTTATTTTAAATTTTCTTTTAATTCTTCTTCCATTTCTTTTGGTATAAATGGTACCCATTTGTTTTTGGGGCAACCCGCTGCCATCGATCTAGTTTTTAAAGGTAATGAACAACCACAATCTGAGCAACATGGCTGCATACCGGGTAATGCGCAATGAGTGCCTACATTATCAAAATATTGACATTGTAAACATATACCATATCTAATTGAAGCTATTTCTTCAACCTCTTTATTAGTAAATACTCTATTTTTAATACCTTCATATATTAAATCAAGGTTACCAAAGGCATTTATTAATTTATTAAATCGATTCACATTTAATTATCTAATAGAATTTTGTTCATTTGCTGAAAATGGTTCTCTTTCAATCATACTTTTAATGTCTTCTGTAAGATTCTGAGCCTTTTCTACAGCTGATTTATAAGTTGATGCTGGTTCCTGGGTGTTTACTATTCTGTGTAAATTCATTAGTGTACTATCTAGTGCATCTAATTTTCTGTATAGTAAGTTTCTATTTCTCATGTTTGTAAACTTTATTATTTATTATTATTAATTTTATCCCCCTTTTATTGCCTTTTATTACCCTTTATCTCTATCCCTTTTTTCCTAAACCCGTGACATAAATGTACGAGAGGGAAGTAGATATTCCAAATTATTTTTTAAATTCTTTTAACTACTTCTTGAATATTATGGAGATGGGCACATCTTTCATATTCTTCTATTTCTTCAAAATATTTTATTGACATTCCTAATGTATTATATAATAATTTAGGGTCAAAAGTTAATATAGCATTTACATCATCATGGTGAGATAAATCAATTTTTTTAATATATCCCCAAGATTTATTGTAAATCGAATACTCAGCTGCTTCTTTAGTTGTACTATTATTAAAATTAGGTTTTTCTTGCTTTAAAAACTTATCTAATTTTTGATGAAATACTTGATGATTTTGGATTAATTTTACAAACATACCTAATTTAGCAATAGGTCCTTCCATAAATTTTTTAATATCTTTTTTTGTTTTTTCGTCAGTAATTTCTTTACCCTCAACAAACAAATTAAAAATCTTATTTTTATCTATCATCTTTTACCACCAAAATAAGCTACAGCATGTCCTTCTGTAATTAATAAATCATTTAATTTAACATCTCCTAAAAATATATCACCTAAACATCTACCATATTTACCAACACCTTGTGAGTGTAGTATAAATTCATTATTATGTTTATTTAAAATATCTTTAACATACTGTTTAGCAGCTAATCCTCTTGCTTTTTCTTCTAAATCTCTAGTACGAGATTCTGCAGCATTAATACCAACTAATCTAATTCTAATTTTTTTCCAGGTATCAAATCCAAGATCAATAGTAGCATCAATGGTATCCCCATCTACTACTCTGTCACATTTTGCTTTATATATATACATAGTTTAAGTATTAATCAGGAATTGACCCCCTTGTTGAAGTTGATGTGTAAGTTAAATCAGTTGTTGCACCATCTTCATTTACAACAGTAGCACCATTTAAATTTACTGCTGTACCAGCCATTGACAGTGTATCTACAGTTAATATATTAGAATCAATTGTTAATGTAATTGCTCCTGTCCCATCAAAAATATTTCCTGCGGTAGATGTTAAAGTTTGTCCTGGGGAGTAAGTAGCTGCAGATGCTGATGTTAAAAATGTAATTGTATCTAATCC